ATTCGATGCGAAGTTGTAAGAGGTTGTGCTGAAAAGTCAGCGCGTTAGAACCTTGAAAGGATTTTTATTTAAGCAAGATTCACACAGCACACACCCCTAGCTGCGACAAAATTCTTATGCGATTTTTAGTTGGTGTAACAACGCAATTTCAAAACAATCCTACACTTACACACATGTTGATATATAGCAGGTAAGGCTCCCGGAGTCTCAGTACGTATCGAGACCAGTGGCTACCGAACTCACTGGTGGTTTCCCCCTGCCCCGTCACCGTGATCGTGACGTGCAGCCAGCATATTGTTCGCCGGGCTCAAGCTTTCGAGCCTGAATCAACCAACACGTGATAGAAGGATTTTAATAGCGAAGTTCACACGAACGCATGGGAGAATAGACTCCTTATACCGCGGGCGCTAATCCCTATTTCCAGACGCGGTCCATCCCTAGATGATTTTTCGTACCAAGGTGCTGTGTTTTAAAATGGGGGGGAGGCCCCATACATGGTTGTCATTACCGTAGTCATTTGCAGTAAGGTCGCATGGTGCTCAAGCCATTCACCACTGACCCAGTGTTTCCACCCGCAGATGGAAGCACACGTACGAGGGTTCAATGCCCATTATCCACCCAGGCGGGATACCTGAACGGAACATCCATTTGGTGCAAAATGCAAGCCAAACTTCGTCGCTCTACGTACGCACTGAGCATGCTTCACCTGAGCCCTCCAGCCCAGAACCCAACCAAGAAGGTAGCATGCCGCCCTCACCGTAATCCGTGCCAAGGATCCCAGGCTCTTCACCATCCCACCATGGCTACTGAGGCATAAGGGTCAACCACCACGGAGCAACTAGACATTATCGTGGCACACTAGAAAAGGCATATAATTCTAGGTAATTCTGAAAAGTTTTCAATTCGTTAGGTATCATCTAATCAGAATCGGTTGTATCTCCTGAACTCAACGTCCGCACTCCATGTTCCCTGACGCGGGTGACCAGCCCGTGTTCAGTTGTCAAGTTCAGCCAGGGCTAACGCGCAAATAGTAATCCCTGGTTTTTCCTAAAAGTAAGCGGTCAAAATAACAGCAAAAATAATGGTACTAGGTGAAACTCTCCTGGACGTTTTCTATACAAGCCAGGAGTTGGGCACAAAGCAGGCCAGATCTCTGCCATTGTACTCCAAGGTGGTCAAGCCGGCCATGTTGGCAGCTTCCTCCGCTGAGAAAGGGCCAGCATGAACGTTTGCCAAAATATAATAGTCGTCTCCTCCATCGAGGAGCGTCTCTGGCTCAGGACAGAACGCCAAGACCTCGGCGTCGCTGCCCACATCACCATGCTCTTTGATGTAGCAATCTCGTAGCATTCCGTTGACCTCTTTGAGCTTTCCGCCTTTACTTTGCGCATCAGCACGCATGGCAGCAAAGAAAGCGTACATCGGCTCAAAAAATCTGAAAGCATTCATCATCACAGTTGCGTATATGGCGATGGTGGCCCAATAGGCATCCTCCTCAATGATCGTAGTTGCCCAAGCCTTAGATTCAAAAATCTTCTTTATCTCTGGGAACATCACCACATTCTCGCCGTGCGTGACCATCTGGTTGTCTTTGACTAACGCGGTGTAGCCAACAAACTTAAGCTGATCATAACCAACTGGATTGACAACTTTCAACTTAGCGGACCAACCATACTTGTTGAAAAACTCATCGCACAACTGTCCGTTGTTGAGCAACAAGATCTTTTCATTGAGCGCTCCCAAGGTGTCGTCGCCTTCGAAGGCGAGGTAGGCGGTGTACTTACGCCCATCACGTGCGCTAATGTAATCAAAGTACTTGCCTTTGCTTCTCAACAAGCTTTGCACAGCAGCATCGACATGACCTGGCTTCACTAACAAAGTGAGCCAGGCGACGAGATTTTGCAGAAAGTTTCCTGATGAGGTGATCCTATCACCTGATTCCCTGACCGGTCTTGGCATCTTGATGCTAGCTCGACATTCAGCTCCTGCATGATCCCTGTACCTGAAAGTCCAAGTACAGCATTTGTCTCTGGCATCAACGACACGCTCGCAGAAGTCCAGGTTATCAGAGCTTAAATCTAACTTCTTCATTATTTCTCTCAGGATTTCCTGCTCAGCACGTTTTAAATCTCTGTGAATCCCAAATTCAAAGGCGGTCATGTCGTTCTCTAACATGCCAACATAGCCTTCACAGTTACGGAAGAGGGCATTCATTTTGGCCTCTTTTTCACAGTGTTTTATACATGCATGTGGAAGGGCGTGGAACATTATATCCTCAAATATTGCCGCCGCCTTGGCTAGGCCCCATAGCCTCATAAATCCATGGTTGACCACGGCGCGGGGTTTAAATTTTGAGGTAACCTCTGACTTAACAAAGGCGTCCACCAGCAGACTGAAGGGCTTTGACGAACAGTCGTCGTTGTAATTAGCAGCATCCAGGGCGATCTGCATCTTTTGTTCGCCGCTTAACTTTTTCGGCAAAACGTCTTCAGTCCTCTCAATGTGTAATTCAGCAGTTTGGCACCGTTTAACGGTGAAAAGATGTTTCTTCAATGATACAACGGCTTCTTTAAAAGATTTCTGCTGGTCTGGAGTCAAATCTGCAACTCCAACATTCTTGTCACGCATTTGCTGCGCTGCTATGAGATTTTCCGCATTGCCACTGAAAAGATGTTCTTCTTTCTCTGTCATCTTAGGAAACCGTGAACGCGCGGTCCTTTGACCTAGTTCAATCTCACCTACAGAATCAACGGTTTTATTGTCAGTGACATGCGCTCCATGTTCAACGTGCACGGTTTTAGACATTAACAAACCGCCTGTAACATGTGCCGCCATTTGCTCATCCACGATGGTTGCCTGTTCAGCCATCTGTTGCCGGTCCACGTCTTCCAAAACCACAGGTGCCGGAAGTGTGACATCGTGTTCCATGAACAGGGACAGGCCAGTACCACCGTCCAACGCTGGTGTGAAAGAGGCCAGCGTTGACACGTCAACGGACATAGGTTCCACGTTGTTAGCAACTCCTTCTACTGCAACCACGACCATTGCGGTCGAAGGCACCTGTTCAACAGCTGTTGTAGCTGTCTGTACTGGTGCTGGGGCGTCCATTTGGACGTTCTGTGTTGTAGATCCCGTAAGATGTACTGTCGAATCGTAAGGAATCAACAATTGATTTAAGTTGCTGCCCAACATGTCGTCTGTGTCCTGATCATAAGGGATGAACCTATCGTACATCTGCTTAAAAGCCTCGCGGTAAACTCCCCTAACCAAACGATAGGTATCTTTGCATTCCTGCAAAAGTGACGGTTTTTGAACCCATAATTGCCATGCCAAACCTGGCAGGCGTCGGCCATCCCATGTGAGTCGAGGTAGTTCATGCCGCGGTGTGCACCAAGTGCACGGCAAGCATGGCCATCTAACCCCATCGTCATAAGAGCACAAAATTTCATCGCAGATTGCTGCGTACCCAACGGTGCATAAGGCCCAAGAATAAACATTGTCATTGCGATTCTGGGTCTGCAAGTTAGCTATTTGTAAGTAGTCGTTGGGTGGTTTCGCTCCGTATTCAAGGGTGGCTCGTGACTTGCACACCATTCCAGCAGATGCCTTTATAATATCAGCTGGCATGAAAATTTCCACTGCTTTGACAGGAATGCGTTCACGCAAACCCCACAACAAGCAGCAGCGGGCCCCGGCGCATCTTCGGCATTGAGTTGGGACCCACATAAGGCGGTGAAAATGATCTGAAGCGTCTTTTGGGTGATTGAGACGTTCAAAGGCATCTTTGTGGCAAGTAAAACATGTCTTCTCTGCCTTGGCTCCGAGGATGCGTTGACTCAGATTAGACATGAGGTCGTTGTAGCCCAGCTATCAGCTGTGAGGATAGACCCTTACCTCAATTTTGGTTGCTTCAAAGTGCGCGTGCTCACCTTGAG